GCTTGAAAAGCTGCGCTGAATGGTAAGATACGCTAAGCGATTCTTACCCGGCTCCTCAGAGTGCCGACACTGAGCATCGCAATAGCGATGAATGGGCGGCTCCTGCCCGGTTTGAATGCATCAAACCTGAAAGCGTAGCAAACGGGTCTGTATGGTTCAACCCAAGTACACAATGAGCCGAACCTGTGCAATTCAGGGGGTGGCTTCGTAAAACTCGAAGCCAGCTTTTATGTGGGCGGCTGGCGTAATCAGGAACGCACGGCGTTTGCAACGCTGAGTCGTCGGAGCATAACCGGCGCTGTCCACCAAGAAATCATACATAATTCATACCAGCCTAAGCGTCTAAAAAGCGCTTGGGCTTTTTTTGTGCCATAAATACCTTGTCCGAATGCGCGGGAAACGCGTGGTGGGCTTGGAGAAAGACAATGCGGTCGGACCCTACTCTGAAGCGTTGGTATAAGAAAATCAACAAGCGTTTTTTCGACAATCAACTCACCAACAACGTATGTGTTCGCTGGGCAAATGAAGAAGACGACGGAGAGCAAGGCGTAAACTGTGAAGACAAATTCTTTGGTTGGGCAGACAAAGCCAACGACAATTACCATGACTACGTAATTGTTCTCAGCAGAAAAATGTGTAAGCCCGTATCCACCCGGCTACTCACTCTCAGCCACGAAATGGTGCATATAGCCTCGGATTTGAAAGACAATCACGGACCCGTTTTTGAGCAGTGGAGAAACTACATCGGAGATCGTGGAATTTTCAAGAAAAATGCTTTGGTACGAGGTCTGACTATCTTCTGAAATATCTCCGAGCTTAGCGGCTCGGGGCTAGCTCGGGGACCGCTCCTACGGTCCCTTTGAGCGTCCTAGGAGGGGTAAATATGAAAAAGACACATTGTAAGCGGGGACATTTAAGGAGTCCAGAAAACCTATATGCTGGCGGAGCTTGTAAAGAATGCAGCATAGCATACGCTAAAGAAAATTACAGGAAGAATCCAGAGTTGTTTAAGAAAAGAGCAAAACTTTGGAATGAAAAGAACCCCAGAGACCAGAATAAAGAGCGAGCAAGGTTCAGGAAGTACCACAAAGATCATCCAGAAGTGGGAAGAAGACTCAGGTTAAAAGACAAAGGTTGGACACCTCTCATGGTGGAGGAAAAGAAAAAAGAGCAAAATAATTCTTGTGCAATTTGTAAAAAGAAGTTTGTAGAAACACCACATGCTGACCATAAGCATGTTGTACCACCAGAACCTAGAGGTCTTTTGTGTCATCATTGTAATGTTGTCTTAGGTTTTGTTTTTGAAGACACAAAAATACTAAGAAATGCAATTAAGTACATAAACAAATACAAATAGGAGACTCAGAATGAGCGTAGAAACAGAAGTGAAAGCAGTAGAAACAACAATCGTAAAGGTTGCCGAAGAAGTGAAGGCCGAAGTGGTCAAGGTTGCCGAGGAAGTCAAGGCGGAAGTGAAAAAGCTGACGCAGGAACTGACCGCCGAAGAAAAACTCGCTATCCGCGAAATCGAAGTCGCGTATTTGAAGGCGCAGGGCCAGATTCAGAGCCTTGTCCAGACCACGACGAAGGCGCAGGCAGATTTCACTAAGACAGTTGAAGACCTCACCAAGAAATATGCGCTTGATCCAGCCCTTTACGTCTTCGACAACGTTTTGCTTCAGTTCAAAAAGAAATAATTTTAAAATCCCTCGGGGGCACCCGAGAGACAGAAAAAGCCTCCACATACCTCAGGAAATGGGGAAAAAGTTAAATGGCAGAAGACTCAGAAGTGAAGACCGAGGGACAGCCGGAGAAAAAATCTCCGGCTAAGCCTTCCGAAGAGATGATCATACATCACGAATCTCATGCCCCAGTAAAAGTGTTTAGGGGTGAAGGTGGAAAGTTTGCACGTTCGCCCAAAACGATGCCCAAGACGGCAGACGTTACTCGGCTCATGCGCAATTTGCTGAACGCTCCCGTAACTGGGGAAAAGAGTTCTGAAAGTAGATTCAGGGAGATGTTCGACAACATAGTGTTGATCGCATCTACCTCCCCACACCAACCCGTTCTGGACAAACTAGGGCATCCTATAAGACTGGCTGACGGATCATACCTCACAGTTATGGACGCTAAGTGTGCCATGGCCTCAGTGCAGGCGTTCAAAGAGTTGACATTGCGTGCATATGGTGCTCCGTCCAAGAGCGAAGAAGAAATAGACGCTATGAAGACTCAGGGCGTGAAGGTTGTAGTTTTAACCGCGCCATCCGAGATGGTGAACAAACAGATTACCGAGGAGAAGCCTAAGCCAACGCTGAAGCCCTCGTTTATTGACGCAGAATTTACGGAGAACAAAGAGGGCATTGAAGCAGACAAAGAGTGGGCGCGAAAGCAGCCTCACAACTGCGGGTAAGGACTCAGGTTTATGGCAAAAAAAGTGGTGAAGGAAGAAAGTGCTCGTCCGGCGTACCTGAATGCAGATGGCACGCTAGAGATAAGCAAAATCTTTAAGCACCAGCCAAAACAAACTGAGTTGCTGGAGATGAGGACAGTACAGGGCGCACCCTATGTGCGCGCTTTGGCTCCACAGTGCCTCAGTGTCGGCGGAATTCGTTCAGGCAAGACTGTAGGATGGTTGATGTATTACGTCATGAACTACACACTGGCCTACGAGGGTTGTGATATTCTGATTCTGAGAAGGACTTTTAAGGAACTCGAATCAGGTTGCATAGCGGACTTTAAGACATTCGTTCCAAAAGAGCTTTATTCATATGATTCTACTAAACACGTAGCAACATTCGTAAACGGCTCACGCGTGGTGTTTGGACACTGCCAAAACAACCGCATGAGAGATATAGAACAATACCTAGGTCAAGCGTACCCAGCAATCCTGGTAGATGAGGCGGGACAATTCTCGCCCGACGCATGGATGATGTTATTCTCACGTAACACTGTGAACGCATCTTGCAAAGCAGATGTGAACGGAAACATGCCTCTGTCATGTATCGCCGGTTGTACGAACCCGCTTGGTCCGTACTATGAGTACTACCGTACGGTGTTCGTTCAGAAAGAACCGTTCGATAAGCCCGAGGGCGCACGCAAGGACGAAACTAACGGGACATGGTGGGTGCAGGAGAGCGGCAACTGGCATTGCATCTACAATCCAGACGATTACGCCTGCCAGCGCTCGACTGTAATGGACAACCCCGAGTTGCTGAAACGCGACCCGGGAATCATTGCACGTCTGAATAGTATGCCGAAAGCCAAGCGGGATAAACTCCTGCTAGGCTTGGACGGCGCGGTTGAAGGTCAGTACTTCGACTGTTTCGATCCGTTCGAACATGTTATCGACCTCCGTGAAGATCCAGACGCAATCATCTGGCAGCCCTGGCAACCTGTTTGGGGCAGTCAAGACTGGTCGATGGGCGGGCACCATAACGCGGCGTATTTGTTTACACGCGCGATGGTACGCACGATGGGCTCGGAGTATAAGCTCAAGACGGTCTGCTTCAGAGAGACTGTTGCACAGGGCGGCAAAACTCACAAAGAGTGGGCTAGCATGTTCAAAACCATGTGCAAGATGCCCAGCGACCCTGAGAAGAAATTCATAAAGCCTAAGGCTATTTTCTTCTCGCATGAAAAGTTTGCAAGGCAAGTAACACAGCACTCACCGGCTGATGAAATCTCTAAAGAGTACCGTGAGGTTGGTCTGCCGTCAGTGTCTCGGGCTAACCCTGATCGTGTCGGTGGCGCTTCACTGATCTACAACATGTTTCGCAACGGAGATTTGGTAATACTTGACACTTGTAGAGATATTATCCTTTCTTTGCCATCCTTGATGCGTGATCCCGACAACATGGATGACGTTCTCAAAGTCGATACGCGCGGAGATGATGCGTATGATGCTTTTAGGTATGGCCTATATGGTATGTACTCTGCTCGCAGTAAACCCGCAGAAGATACCATAGATGATTACGGTAGAGCCCTCGCCAAAACAGACCCTTTGGCAGCTCACTTTTACTTATTAAAGATGGCGTCAGAGAAGGAAAAGCGTAGTTCAGTATTTGTGCAGAAAGACATACCAGTTTGGCAAGGGAAATGTGGTTTGGGTTAAGAAAAAGTATACCATTTTTTCTAAATAGGGAGGACTCAGAATGGAAAATGAAACCTTTGGCGCACGCATACGTCAATTCTTCAGAGAATTGTTCGGGTCACGCCTGATTGCACAGCTTGAACTGGACCTCCTTAGGTTGCGCCAAGATTTTGATGAGCGTTTACAGGATAAGGACAGAGTGATTGCCGGTCTCCGTGAAGAGAAGCAGCAATTAATGTCCAAGGTAGCCCTTTACGAGAACACGATTATGCCGCACAGCTCCCGTATGGGAGCAGAAGTGGCCGCGTATGTGAAGCCCATTAAACCGACGTTCTCATTCAACGACATCGGGCCTACGAAATCCAAGTGGGAAATGGTACAGGAACAGCACAACGAACAAATGCGTAAAGAAATAGAAGAAGAGAAAGCTGCCGCTGCAGCTTCCAAGGAGTAAGCAATGGTAGACGAAAAGAAGCAAGAGGTGTGCCACGTTTCCGTGTGCTGCGTTGAGAATGGATACAAGTTGGAATGCAGTTATGAATCCCCTGAGAAATCTTTAGGGGTACGAGCGGGCTGGTACCCAGCACCTATGGGCGAACACAAGATTTTTGTAGAAAAGACGAAGGACGCCGTTCTAAAGCGCCTGAAAGAAATTCTGTAAAATCTCAGACCTTGATCAGTCTGGGCTAGAGCACGGCGGTGCCAGATACACCGCCTGCTTGACCTTATCTGGAGGAAGAAATGCCAAAAGGACACACAGGAAGCAGTCCGCAAGCTACATGTCATCCTGAAAGGAAGGCGCGTAGTAAAGGTCTGTGCAAACCCTGCTACAACAAAGCGTATACCAAAGAGTATCGTAGAGGAAGAGGAAAAGATCGTTCATCAGAGAATCATACTCCAAAAGCCAAGGCTAGAAGAAAACTTTGGCAAGAAGAGAACAGAGAAACAGCTCGCGCTTGCATACGTTCTTCTCAGAAACTAAAGGATTTTGGATTGACCCAAGAAGAGTATGATGCTAAGAGAGAAGCCCAAGGAAACAAATGCGCTCTTTGTGGTGAACCTTTTTATGGCGAGTACTTGAAGGGCTGGGACCCAGTTCTTGATCACTCGCATCAAGAGGGAGGAAAGGTAAGAGAATTTCTTCATAGGATATGTAATACGGCTCTTGGGCAACTGAGAGATGATCCAAGGATATGCCGACTAGCGGCTGAATATCTAGAGAAACATCAGGAGAATACAATGGCATTTCAATCAAAAGATGGCCGCAGTTTTGGCAGCAAGTTCGTTGCAAAGCGCAGGGACGATGAGCACGCTAAGATGGGAAAAGACGTGATGGGAGCAACCAGCCCAGTAGAGAACAAGCCAGCCCCAGCAATGGAGCAGGAATCTTCCGAACAGGAACAGAAGCCAATGCAGGAAGACCCCAAGCAGGTTGCGATGGAGCATGGTCCAGCAACGGATGTGACAATTCATCACGATCACAAAAGTGGCAAGCACCATGTTGTTAGTCACCATGCAGATGGCCATATGCATATGTCTGATCACGCGAGCGCCAAAGAAGCGCACGACGCTGCTACGCAACTGTCAGGTGGAGACCAACAGCCTGTAGCAGGCGCTGCACCTGAGGCACCGGAAGCGGACGGATTTTCTGTCCCGAAATTAGCGTAAAGGAGATTTCAATGGCAACCGAAACTAAAGATGGAATGAAGAAATTTGGGTCTGCTTACGCTGCAAAGCGGTATGATTCTTACCATGCTGGCGCGCAACCGGGAGAGGCCAATGAGAACGAGCACGCAGAGCCCGTGCATCACGGAGAAGAGAAAGCAGAAAAAATAAACACTGCTGAAGCTTCTGATGCTTCTGGGGTAAAAGCTCCACACGAAGTGGTAGCAGAGCATGGTCCTGCTCACACCGTACGTATCTCACATTCTGAGAACGGTCACAAAGTCACTTCAAATCATGATGACGGCTTTGAGCACACTATGTCCCACGGGTCTGCTCGGGAAGCCCACGATAGCGCCAGCAAACTGGCTTTAGAGGCTGGGGGCGAAGATCAGAATCGCGACGTGAAGAAGATGGACCACCCAGACCAACAGGGTGCAAAATCTGAGCAAGAAAATTGGGAAATGCCCGACTTGGCCTGAGGAGTAACTATGCCATTTCAAAGTAAAAGTCAGCAGCGTTTTATGTACGCCCACAAAGACGATCCGAGCATGAAGAATGTGGATTTGAAAGAGTGGTCGGCTGCAACAGATTTCAAACACCTGCCAGAGAAGAAAAATACCAAGAAGCAATTCACGTACGCAAAGAAGTAGACCCAGAGAAGTCTGAGGTATGCTTATGGCTTACCCGATGTGGATGCGAAAGTGCCCGCAATGCGGGCGTACGCTGTACAAAAGCGCTTTGTCAGAGACCTTGAAGTGCTTGTGTGGTTGGATTTGGTCATGAAACTAAGCATTGAAGAAAAGATTCTCAAGGCTGCGTGGCACGCCATGATCGCCCTAGTCGGCATATATGAATTGAGAAACCACAGGACCAAAGTGTCGAAAGTACTTGCCTGTGGACTGATTGCTTTTCATATGGATGCGGCGATTTCTGATATACAAGACAAACCTACAGAATTGCAGCGTTTACTAAGGAGATTAAGACCATGATAGGCATTGGTGCAAAACACAAAAAACACGAAGTAGACCTCGGGGAAAAAGGCAGTTTCCATGTTCACAAGAATGCACTGCATGAAGCCTTGGGAATACCTGCTGGAGAAAAGATACCAGCAAGTAGATTGGAGCCCAAAGAGGGTGATAGCTCTCATGTAAAACATATGAAAGCGTCGGCTAAGGGTTTCAAAGCGATGAAGCATTAACATTGTGGACTACAGAGTTTAAGAGGAAAAAATAAATGGCAGACGAATACAGCAAGGATGTAAATACAGAGACGACTAATGCTCCGTCTGCGCCCATGCCATATGAGCAGCCAGAGTCTCCGAGCGATAGTCCCCTTGGCATGCTGGCTCCAATCGAATATTCATCCGAACCTTTTGCAGAGTTAAGTGAGGACGCAAAAGGAGCACTGATGCAGCTTGATATTCTTGCTACAAAGACCGATGTCGCTGCACGAAGGTTCGAGGTAGAACAAACTTGGGAAAGTTTGCATTTCGATAGGGGTTATCAACACTTGTTGAGAGGCAAGCAGGGTGGTTGGATTCTTCCCGGGCAAGCCTCAGGCTTTGGCCCAACATCCCAGCAGAACAACAATACTATCTACGATACAAACGTATATGGTGCCAAAGGTGACATCATTGTATCCGCCCTATCCAGAGAAGTGCCGAAGGTGGAATTCTTCCCGGCCAACCCAGATTACGGGCCAGACATTGTGGCTGCTGAAGAGGCAGACAGTTTCAAAGAGATTTGGGCACGAAATAACAACCTTCATGCGTTGC